GCCAAAGCGCTGCTGATCTGCATTCAGCGAGTTTGCAAAGTTTGCGTTTTGCTGGCCGAAGCGCTGCTGGTTTGCGCCGAGATAGTTCTGCATACCAGCCAAATTTTCGCCAAACCGCGCCTGCCTACCAGCAAGCCCCAGCCCAAACAACCGCGATTGTTCTTGCCCGCCAGCCAACACCGCATTCAGACGCAGCCGATTTTCGTTGTCCGCTCGCGCCCGCTCCGCTTGCTCAAAAGGTAGCGACCCCATCGTGATGCCTTGGTTGGCAAGCAATGCCTTTTGAGATTCGCGGTCACGCTCAATCTCAGGCCGCATAAGCTCCATCAGCGAGTTGGTCACCGCCTCGCGCCCGGCGTTGTCGGCAGTAGTGGGCATATCCGGCAGACCCTGCTGCAACTGCGCGTTTATATCCGCTTGCGACATGCTGCCCATGACATCCGGCGTGCTGGGCGCGTTGCCCATGACATCCGGCGTGCTGGGCATGTCGCCCAGCCCTTGGAATTGAAACGGGCTGGCAGCGGTGTCGTACAGCCCCTGCATCTGCGGCGACAGGCTGGTGGTGCTTGTCCATTGCGGATTGCCGTTAATGTCCCTTGTGCTGCTGTATGTCTGGCTGGCAAACGGGTTGACGGTGTTGACGCGGTTGAGATTTGCGTTGAAATTCGCCGTCGCAATGTTGCTGTCTGTCTGCGCCTTGGCTACCTGATTCGGATCCGGCGGCGGCGGTGCGCTTGCTTTGTGCTTACCCATTTGGTTTCCTTATTTCAGCCATCGGCACTCATCGCGCCGCATCGACATAATCACCAGCGCACCGTCGGCATGAGCGCCGTCGATCCGTCCGTCAACCGTAAATCCCAGCTTGCGATTCAGCCGCAGCGCACGCTCGTTGCCGCTGCCAACACAGCCGATAACCACCGGCTTTTCTGCAAACGCATAGCCAAACACCGCTTGCAGAAAAGAGCGCGACAGCCACGCGCCATCGCCCGCGCAATGCATCTGCACGCTGCAATCCATCCAGTCGGTAAAGCCCGCTGCGCCAACAATCTGCCCGCCGCGCACTTGAGCGATCCCATTCATCGGCGTGATCGGCATACCAATACGCGGACACAGAAACGCGCTGATCGCGTCTTGGTCAAACTCCAGCACTAGTAGACGCCGCCCGGCTCGAAAACGTAGTCCATGGACTGCAAGCGAATCTCGCTCGTGAGCGTCTGCACCTGGATGCGAGCCGCCGCAGCAAAACCGATTGCGCCCACCGACTGCCAATCCCGATACACGGCCATGCCTGCCGTCCAGTCGTTGGTATTCCAAGTGATCGCGCCAACGCTTGCCGCGCCCCAGCTCGCGCCTGCCGTCACCGAATAGGTCGGCGTCGTCGTCGGTGCGTTTTGCGAGTAGTCGGTGTTGAGCGCAATTGCCACGCCGGGCTGCGCGTCAGCAAAGAAAATGGGGCGCACGGCCTTAAACAGCTTTTGTCGTCCAGGTGCGCCGAAGTACGAAAACGCGGGCATGACATCGGCAAGGATGGCCGAGCCTTGGTCGCTCGTGCCGGTGTCGGCTTGCACCACAACGCCGTTGCCGCCGTACATAAGCCGGTCGCCGTACACGTCCCAGCAAGCCGCATTCCAGCCCGTGTAGAGCGTCCACGCGCCTGTGACGGTGTTTGCCGCGTACTGGTACGACACGCTGCTGGTGGTCTGCGGCACGTTGAGCAGCACCTTGTTGCCCATCGGGTAATACACGCCCTGCCAGCCGTAGTTGCTGGCATAGGACATCACGTCGTTATTGATCAGCGCCTGGATCTTGTCGGTGAGCGTGCGGGCGGCCTGGTCTCGAGCAGCAAACAGCAGTTTGGAAAACGGCACCGCGCCGTCTGCGCACAGCAGCACCACATCGTTGCCGATCCGAAACGAGCAACGGCGCGACAGCGGGCGACCAATGCGGTACAGGCCGACCAGACCGAATGCGCCGAGCGTTGACGGATCCGAGCCGCGATAGACCGCGACTTCGCCTTCGCTGGTGATAAACGCTAAGTAGTCGTCAATCCCGTTGGCGTTGTCGATCGTCGCGCTGAAGATGCTGGTGAGATACCCGCCAGACTTGAATAGCGCGGTGAGATTCAGCGATGACGCAGCGCCACCGATGCTGCTGGTGGGCAGGTACCAGGCGGTGAGCGTGTCTTTTTGCGCAAACCACAAACGGTTTTTCCAGACGGTCGGCGAGTGCAGCGCTGTGGTGGTGACTCCGGTAATGGCGGGCGTCGACACACCCGTCACCGCCACCCATGTTGTGCCGTCGTAGTACCTGGGCGCATCCACGCCGTTGGCAGCGTAGAAAAACGAGCCGCCAGCGGTTGCGATGTTGGCGTACTCCCATTGCGCATTCGTTAGCCCGCTGACCACCGCCGCACCGACTGCGCCCGCGCTGCTAACGTCATAAAACCCGGTGCCGCTGGCCGCAAACAACTTGCGCGTGCCGTCGCCCTTGCTGTACGTCATCAGCGACTGCACCCAGCCCGGAAGGCCGGTCGCCCACGACGATGAGCCATTGCGCACCTCGATGTAGTTGGTGCTGGGCCACCAGTTGCGCATGATTACAGCGTCTTGCGGATCCATGTTGGCAAGCGCGTCCCGAGCATTCAGCCCGCCCACAGGCGCGGGGATAGACGCGGTTTGACTGACGGCCCGAATCGGTACGCGGGGCTTTGCAACGGTCATGTGCCAAATCCCGTATCGGGCACGTTCATATTGTTGAGCAGGCGCATACCGGACGCCGACGCATTCATCGGAATATCGCGCAGGCCACCCGAGCGAGCGACGGACTGATTGCGCAGGCTTTCGTAATGCTGCTTTTCTTCGCCGTAGTCCAAACCCTTGGCCCGCAGAAAGCGCCATTTCAGCCCGGCAGCAATCACATCCTGATCCAGCACCGTGTAGTCGTCGTCAGCCGTAAACGCGGTCTTGCCGACTGGCGTGGGAGCGGACGAATTGACCCAATTGACAGAGATGTACTCAAGCGCAATCGTTGCCGCATCTGCCGAGCTGGGCGTAGGGTCCAGATAGATTTGCCCGCCCATGATCCGAAACCGCCTGCGCGGGCCGGTGGGCGAGATGCCGGACTTCAGCACCTGCCATTCCTGCGGATTCAACGGCCCAAGCAGTTGCCAGCGATAGGTGCGATCCCATACCGTTGACGGAATGAAAAACGCCACATCGGTCGGAAACGCATATGCCGCCTGCCCCGACACCGTGGTGATCGTGAATTCCTTGCGCAGTTGCGGCCAGCCGCCCAAATTCTGCCCAAGGCTTGCCAGCGCCTTGCCTTCCAGGTTGATCAGGGCAAGCATCTGGCGCACTTGCTGATCGACGCTGCCGGTCACCGTAATCGGGCGCGGCAAGCCGATCTCGTCGCAGATGTCCTGCACAAGCACCAGCAACGTCTTGCTGCCGGTGGTCGTGTTGATTGACAGCGCCATGAGTGCTTAGGCCGAGACGACGACAGCAAAATCAAGGTTGTTGATGCAAAACACATGCGCCGCCTTGGTCGACGCAACCGTCAGGCCAGCATTAGCCGTTCCGTTGTTGAGCTTGCCGCCAACAGGCGGGAAAAGCGTGATGCTGTTTGCGCCGCCATTCACAACAACCATCTGGTCGCCAATGCTGAGCGTTGACGGCAGGACTGCGCCGGTCGATGCGGCAGCGGTGGTGATGACGTGGATGTCATTCAGGCTGGTCAGCACAAGCGCGGTGGCTTGGTTGGTGCCTGCTGCGGTCAGCGTGTTGCTGATGTTGCCGCCAGCGATGCCAATGGCTGCAAGCGGAGCGATACCGGAGCCGGTGAGGTTTGCTTTGATGGTCATTTTGATGCCTTTTTGAGTGCTGCGATTTCGGCGACTTGCGCCTTGAGAAGGTCGAGATCCGCACGCAGTTGCGTGTTTTCTGATGCCAGGCGCAAGGTTTCCGCGCCCGACTCCGCTTGCTTGAGCCACACCTGCGCTTTCTCGCGCAGCTCGCGCCCGCCCATACCAAGTGTGTGCAGCGCCGAATCCGGCACGGCAGACAGTTGCTCGACGGTAAACACGCGGTTGGCCTTCAGCTCTGCGGCCATGGATTTGGTGAGCGGTGCCCATTGGTCAATCGGCATTCCGGTGACGGGCTGCTCTTGTTGCGACTGGAATGCCGCCCATTGCTTGGGAAAGCGCTCAGGATCCGGCGGAAAAGGTGCCGACTCCATCGGATTCATCTGCACGCGCCGACTGATTTTGCGAGTCTTGTCGCCGGGAAACATGATCGTGATGTAAGCCTGATCTTTGAAGACCGGACGGCCCTGCGCCTCGGACTCAAACCCCTGCTTTTCGGCAACCATTTCAAACTGCACAAACAGGTTGCGGTCATCGCCGTGATAGGCGACGTAATCGTTGATGCCCGACTGCTCAATCTTTGCTGTTGCGAGATCCATGCTTTCTCCGTAGTGGAAATGAAAACGGGCGACCGAAGCCGCCCGCGATTGCTGCGCCTAATTGCTTAAGTGACTTGGCCTTGAGCAAACGGGCGGTTGATGGTGAAAACGCTGAAACCAGTACCGAGCGCCGCGCCGTTGACGGTCACGTTGTTAGCGGTAGCGGCGGCAGCGTTCAACACCTGCTTGCTTGCAACAAGCGTTGACGACACAACGCCGTTGGCCTGCCAGTAC